TAGAGTAAATAAAATATGGTATGACGAAGAAGAAATTGTTGAAGCAAATTCTGAAGATGAAGCAAGAAAAAAAGTAGATACCAGAAGAATATATTGTGATGAAATTCAAATAGAAGAAATCGAAGAAGATGAAATCGAAGATTAAAGCAAATAAAACTACTGTTCAAAGCTGTCCTATCGGCGACCGGAGGCGCCTACTCCTCCGGAGATCGGAGGCGTTAATATGACAAAAAAAGAGATTGAGGATTATATTAATACTTACCGGACTTATCCTCGGGAGTACACCGGAAAACGTGACAAAATACTTATAACCGTAATGTATAATAGTTATCGTTTTGATACCGAAAACAACATCGTAACCCAACGAATGGGGCGTATCAATGATAAAGGCGATTTCGAGTTAATCGGATTGTTTAAATATTCTCTCGATAATCCGGAGCAAAAAATAGAGATTAAAGACGATTTCGAGATATCCACGGCTTTATATTTTAAGTATACCCGAACCAAGTACAACCAAATGATGATCGAGTTAAATCACGAGTCCGGAGTTATTGGCAACGGCCAAAATGAAAATTGGAATCTTAGAGATATGATATCCGAGGTCGAGTATCTACGGAGCTTATACTATACTAAAGGACACGAAAGAAATAAACTAAAAGTTGAAAATCCTAAATTATTTAATAATCAGACTAACCGGTTACGTAATTATTTACGGAAGTATCGAGATCATATCGGCGACATGGTAGTAACTACAAAACATAATAGTAAGTACGATAATTAGGAGGTATACAATGAGCAAATTAAAAACGATCCGAGAGGCGTCCGGTCTTTCACAAGCGAAACTCGCCGAGATATCCGGAGTATCGCCTCGTATGATCCAACATTACGAGCAAGGAGTAAAGGATATCAATAAGTCACAAGGGATCACGCTTTACAAGATCGCCCAGGCTCTTAACTGTAAGATCGAGGAGTTATTAGAATTATAGGAGGTAGACGTATGATATATAGAATTGAGTACGCTAACGGGAAAAGTTGTAATTTCGCCAATAGTCGCGAGGATCTGATCTCCTGGTTAAAAATCCTTAAGGACGAAACGATTACAGATATCCGGAAAATATATAAAAATGGTATAAGCGACTCCGTATTAGAAAAATACGAGAATTATATAAAAAATAAAAAAAAGGTCGAGGAGTAATCCCCGACCTTTTCTTTTTGTCTACGATATGCCTACGACCTCGTATGAGGCTCGTAGAGACGCTTTTCGTTATTTCGTGAACATTTTATCGACTATTTACGAAATTGCGTTTACAAGTCTCCTAGAGCTTTCTAACGCGTGGACTAGATAAGTCAATCCAACCAACGCCGGATTTTAATTTACCCCAGGATCCGGACGTTGCTACGATTGTAAATACTCCGCCTATTACGTTACCCTCGGCCGTATAGCTAACACCTGGACCGGATCTATAACTAACTTTATCCGTAATCTTAACTCGGAACGATCGAGAGATAGTAACGCTCTCCGCCTTATAATCGATACCGAAATACTCTAGGATAGCCTTAGCATACGCCACACCGAACGCCTTACGCTCGTTAGCGCTATCGATGATCTTAACGTCCGTATTATTATCAATAAAAGCACACTCGAAAAGTACGGCGACCATTTTCGTATTTTTTACGAACGCTAATTTGTTTCCACTCTTAACGCCTCTCGAATTTTGTCCGAGAGCCTTAACGTATTTCTCGCCTAGTTCTGCTAGTCTTTTTCCGTCCGCGCTCGATGTATGATAGAAAGCCTCGGATCCGTCTCCTCCTCCGGCGTTAGTATGAAACGATACGGCTATATCGGCTCCGCTTGCGTTGGCCTCTTTTACTTCCTCTCCTACCGCGTCGTTTTTGTCCTTAACCCGGGAGCATACGACCGTTACTCCGTGTCTTTCCAACTCGGACTTACAAGATAGTAAAATATCAAGATTGATATTTTTTTCTAATAATCCATTAGCTACGGCTCCGGGATCTTTTCCTCCGTGTCCGGCGCTTAGAAATACTTTACTCATTATTCCGAGCCTCCGTTCTTGTCTCTCAACTGAATTAAAGTATCTTTTAACTTCTTAGGAATTGGAACAAACTCGGACGCGTTCTCTAGTAACGATATACCCTCATTACATACAAAGAAAATGATAACTATTTCTCGTAACGGAATAGAGTCGCCTATTACTGATTGAATGACAACCGCACACGCTACGACAATAAATATAACGATCTTTCGGATCAGACCTTTAAATCCGATCTCACTCGATAATGTTTTGGTCGATATTCCTTTTAAGACTCCGGTTACATAGTCGAGTATGACTAATATTATCAGCGCGTTAAGTATCACGTCGTATCCTCCTAAGTATTTACATAAAAAACCGCCGACGATACCGCCGACGATACTAAACCAATTAAATATTTTTTCGATCATTCCTCTACTCTCCTTTTCTCTTAATAAGTTCCCTCGACTTGAATATTAATAGCTCCGGTTATTCCACTAGAGGAGGTCGGGCGAATTAAATAACAAGTCGGAGGCGTTGACGTTGTACCCTGGTCGTTCAACCAAACTAAACCACCGGTACCGTTATTAGTTGCGTATTGAGCGGTAACGTTCGGTATTTCTGAAAACGTGAACGGATACGGATAATCGGATCCGGTATAAGGCGGAGCCGATCGGTACCACGTCCCGAGAGCGGTCGTAACCGCTAACGAGCTTATAGGTATCTTTCCGAAACATTCGGCTTTTCCGTTACTCCACTTACGATAAGTCCATATCCCGGAAGTACCCTCTCCTATAAGTACCGGTATTTCTATCCAATCGCTCCACGCTCCCGATCGGTAATGTCGCCTATAATGACTCTTATAAACGCTACTATCCGCGCTACCGTATACGTAAGGTATCGCGTATTGAGTACGATTAGCGGTTGCGCTCTTATCAGAATAAAAAATCTGTCTAATGTTCCATAGACCGCCGTCCGGAGAGTTAGTACTCGTGATAAAAAGCTCCTCTATTGTCGTATTTGCGTCGGTAGTTCCTCCGGATTCATAGAACGCGAGACCGTTTAAGATCCTGGTATCGTATTGATCGTATAAAGGTAAATTAAACTCTATTCCGATAGTTTTCTCCGACGCTTTACCGAACGCGAACGCCCTACCGTTAGCGTTAATATCCATAGGGACGAAAGCGGTCGCTATATCTACGTAAAAATCGTAAGATTTAAAATAATCCGTTACTCGTAATCTAACGGTATACGGATACTCGATTAAATGCTCAGTAGTCGATATATAATAGTCCGAGACGGCATACGACGCGCTACTCATTAACGTAGTATAGTTATCCTCCTCAGCTATCGAGGAGGCGATCGAGTACGAGGTCGTATTATTTCCGTCCATTTCGTCAACGGTAAACTCGTACTCTACTCGGATATAAGCTCCCTCGTCACTTGCTACGCCGGAGCTAGTACATCGATAAGCCTTTAACTTAGATACAATCGGAGGCGAATAGTCTAGGATTGTTATTGACTTAAATACAACCGCGTCACGACCTCGAGAGTCTACTATCCTAGCCTTAATCGTAAAAGTACCCGACTTATCCAAAATATCCGTAGTAAAGCTCGTACCGGTGTAAGTCTTATCCAGGATTTCCGCGGAATATTGGACGATACTCGATCCATACATACCGGATCCGGCTATCGTTACATTAAGTTTTGAGTTGTCTTTTACATATCCTCCGAACGTATCGGAGATACCGCTTACCGCCTCCGAGTACGTAAAGTCCGTAATCGTAGGAATTACGGTAGTCGGTACGTATACGGTTATACTCGTCGTCTTACTACCGATCAAAGAATAACCCTCGTAAGTCTCGCACCGGATAGTTAATTTACCCTCGGTCGTATTCGGTAGATATTCGCACATAGAGAGAGGTATCTCCCAGGTATAAGGACCGACTACATACTCGGCGAGAGAGATCGTTTGTCCGGCTATGCCGTAATAGAGGTCGTGGTCGTAGCTACTACTCTCGGCCTCTAACGTAATAACTACGGTATCGCCTATATCGCACGATGAAATTACGGCGCCGTCTTTTTTAATTATTGGTTGAGTTGCGGTAGCCATATTTACGACCTCACTTTCATAATCGATAAATTACCGGTAGCTTTAGGGATAAAAGCAAAATTACCAATACGTAACGAGTTAAGGATATTCGCGTCCGTAATATGGATTTTGTTATTGCTTATATAAGCTACCTCCGCGTCATTTTCTAAGAACGATATCCGGTCGAGAGATAACTTAAGCGTAAGAGGATTACCGATCTCGCCGATATAAATATCTCCGTCTACAAAACGGATATACTTATTAATCTCCGAGAATTTCGCCCGGGTATCTATATCGTTATCGTTGACGATTGTATCCAGGTTATTAAACATAAACTCGAAAGTATTGTTTAATTGTGTATACATCGTCGCGAGTCGTTCGTTAAGCTCCTCGTTAGTACTTACCTCACTCGAGACGGTGATTTTTACAAGTTCCGGAGTTTGGTCTATCTGACTTTGTAAATTAGCGACTTGACTAGATACTATCTCGTTGGTTACGTAATTTGCTTTAATAGTCTCAACCGTTTTGATTAATGAGCTATTATCGTTATTAGCTGAGGCGTTTATATCGGTAAAGGACGAAAAAGTATAGCCTAGCGTAATCTTATCGTTATCCGGTTTTAATAAATCGATCGTTTGTTTTTCGAGTAAATAGTTATCGTCCAGGTTATGAGGTGAGCTAATTATCCGAATATAATCACCTAATCGGAAACTATCGATAGATTGATCCATAAGCGAGAGATCTATCGCCGATAATTCTATCGTTATACTCTGCTTGATTTTTTCCGCTAAAAAAGCCTCTCCCTTAGTTTTAAGGTTAGAGGCTAAAGTAACATCGTCCCAGGTTTCGACCTTGAAAATCCAACCGTAGAGAGCTACGGCGTCGGAGTTATACACATAATCCACGCCGTTATTAACATCGGCTATCGTAAGTCTCGATTTTTCCCCGGTCGTCTCGTCCTCGATCTCGTATCCTAAAGGTATAATCGCCGTAGCGATATCCTCCGCTCGATTAGTTTTCGTAAAGTCTAGGAGATTCTCTCCGAACTCTATAACCTGGTCGCTACGATATGGAGAGTCGGCGTACCAATTAATAACCCTATTCCCGGAGCTATTCTCCGTAATGAAAATATATCCTCCTAGCGGATCTAACAATTTAGATTGTAGGTTATCCGAGGTAGACTCGTATTCCGAATTAGATCGGGTTATATAGTCGTTAGGATCCGTAACCGTTACGGTACCTACTGTAAATTGTTTACTCGCGTCTACCTGGGAGTTATGACTCTCGATAAACTGAGTGAGTAGCTCCTCCGGAGTACCGGAAAAAGTATAAGGTCTTTGTATCGAGTCGAGTAAGAATCCGAGTTCGCCCTCACAAGTAAAAGTTTTATCCTTGTAAAAGCCTACCGCCTCGTTAATAACTCGACCTCTAAATATAAGCTCGTCGCCCTTATATACCGTGATAACGGTTTTCATTTTTTGAATTAAATTATAATAAGGGTGTGAGCTATATATCGTAAAAACGAACGATCCGGACTTATTTAACTCCTTTGCGATATGTCCCTTTGTAATAACAAACTCCTCGAGCGTACTATCGTAAATAAGAGTATTGTCGCTATAAATTTTATACATTTATAACACCGCCTCTCGATACGTAAACGTAACGTCACCGGATCCGCTTACGGTTACGGTAGTAGTACCGGTAGCAAGTTGCAACGCCGATAATTTATAAGTACCGGCGGATAACGAGGTCGTAGATCCGTTAAATGCAATATTAGCGGTATCACTTACGGTAATCGTCGGAGTTACCGTCTTTCGGCCGTTGTTCGTTAATACAATAGAGGATTGAGTACTACTTAACGCTACGACTCGATTAATCTCGTTTACGGAATAACGGTACGGCTCGCAATCTGCCGTTATTTTAAAAGATCCGTACGCCTTGTCGTTCTTAATATCGCTTACCCTACACTCTCCTACCAGATAATATTCCGTATCGTCCGGCTCTATGATATTTAATTCTTTTCCGTGAATGAGATTAAGAATATTATTAATACTCTCCTCTCGTTCGGATTGCGTTCCCTCTGTTACCAGGAACGAAAAGGACGCCTCCCGGTTTTCAAATTTCATTTCGCCGGTTAGCGTCCTAGATAAATTAAGATCTCCGTCTCTACCGTCTACCGATACCTTTACGACTTTAGGTGTAGGAGGATCAATACGCTTAGAGTGTAATATCAAATTCCAATCGTCGGCGCTATGATACTCGTCAAAATATACGCCTCTCATATATTAAATCCCCCTTGCTCTCAAAGTGTAATTGTTGCCTAGTTGTTCATCGATCTGATTAATAGTCTCTCCTACTAATACTCCGGTATCGAGTACGATCGTAGACTTAAGAGCTTTCATCGTTTGGATCATTTCGTCCAATTTTGCGCTTAAAGCTACCACGTTATTATTTTGGTTAACGTCTTGTAGTTCGTTCATTTTCTGAGCGATACGATTAATCCAACCGGTCTCCTTTTCGAGAGGTACGACCGCCTCGGATCCGTTACCCTCTAATAATCCGACTTGACCTTTTTTAAGGATACCGCCTTGATACAATAAAGGTATCTGAGGTACGCTAATCGTAGGTAGTCCGGAAAACGGAGCTATACCGGCGATATTGACGCTACGTATGGTATTTAAGACTCCGTTAATCGCATTAAACGGAACGGCTACAACGTCATTAATTCCTCCGATAATTCCGTTAACGACCGTTTTAAATGTCGAGGTAATACCCTCAGTTATGCCGGTAAAAATTTTACCTCCGGTCGAAAATACGTTTTTAACCGCCGTCCACGCCTCCGTAAATTTATCACGAAACCACGTTGTCACATTCGAGAATACGTTTTTAACACCAGTCCAAGCGCCGGAGGCTCCGGATTTTAACTTAGTCCACATATTCGAAAAGAAATTACTTATCGGCGTTATGACGGTAGAGTTAAACCAACCGGCCACGGCCGAGAAAATACTACTAATCGTCGTCCAGGCGCTAGAGGCGAGCGTACTAATTGTATTCCATAACGCGGAAAAAGCATTACTAACCGGCGTTATGACGGTATTATTAAACCAATCGTAGGCAATTCCGAAAACGGTCGTAATAATTAACCAACAACCCTTTAATAATTCCACGATAACCGCTACGATACTCGATAGCGTGTTATAAATCGATGTAAATAACGCGCTAAACCACGTGATCGCCGGACTAAATACCGCTACAATCCCCGACCACACACCGGAAAACCACGTGACGACATTAGACCAAACCGCTACAATCGCGTCCCAGGCGCTCGAGAAAAATCCGCTAATCGCGCTCGCTATTTCACCGAACCACTCGACCGCAACCGACCACACCGAGACGATTTGAGTCCAGGCCTCGGAAAACCAAGTAACAACCGCCTCGACCGCAACCGATACGGCATTTTTCACAGTCTCCCATAAATTTATCCAAAAAGCGCGAAACTCGTCCGATGTATTCCACAACGCGATTAAACCGGCTACGAGGCCGGCTATTAATGTAATGATAATTCCTATCGGGTTAGCGTTCACGGCGACATTAAGCGCCCATTGAGCTATCGTAGCTCCTTGTGTGGCGAGCTGAAAAGCCTTTATCGCTCCTACAACGCCCTGGATCATGGTCGCAACATTCCAGGCGACAAAACCGGCACCGATCGCCACAATAGTAGAGACGATTACGTCCGCGTTATCGACAACTAATTTTACAAAATCTCCAACTACTGAGACGATGTTACTCAATACCTCTTTAATAGCCGGAGCGTTATCTTGTACGTAAGATATTGTATCCTCTACTACCGGCTTAAGCTCGTCCCCTAAAGGATCTATAACCTCGGTCTCGAGTGTTCTTTTTAACCCGGCTAGCGCTGATCCTATATCGTCGTACTTTATAGCATTAATATTCTCGAGAGCGTCCGAGGTTGCGGATATCTCGCCTTGTGTATCGAGTAAAGCGTATACCGCCTCCTCGCCGAGATCCTCCCACATGGTACCCATGATACCCTGGCCGATTATATATCGATCTTGCTCGTTTTCGACACCTTTTAAAGCCTCGATAATCGTGTTAGTCGCCTCTTGCGCTGAGGATCCTCCCTCGCCGAATTTCTTAGTTACCTCCTCGGCGTTTAATCCTAACTGAGTAAGATACTCGAGAGCGGTACCGTCGCTCATACGGATATTGTACTCTTTTACGGCGTCTCCTAGCTTGTCAATAGACCAAGTTCCCTCGTTGGCACCGTTTACGAGCATATTAAACATATCCTCGGCGTCGTAACCGGCCCCCTTAAACTGTACCGAATACTCGTTAATCGTATCGAGTAAGTCGTCGTTTTGGTTAAGTCCGTTTTGCGCTCCCTGGGCGATAAGGTTATAAGCCTCGTCGGCCGTGATACCGAATTGATTCATCAATGAATTAACGGCTCTTATAGACTCGTTAACTTCAAAGCCGAAAGTATCCCTCATTAAAATCGCGTTGGTCGTAATCTTCTCTAATTCTTTTCCGGTTAGCTTAGTTTGAGTCTTAACCGTAGCCATAGATATAGCTACGTCCTCCATGCTCTCGCCGAAATTATTAGCGTAAATACGCTCCATACTCTCGTTAAGCTCTACCATTTCCTCGGCGGTTGCCCCGGTCTGAGTTTGTAGAGTATTAAAAGCCTTATCAAATTCCGTAGAAAGTTTTAGAGCGTAACCGGCGGTAGCCGTTGCTCCGGCTCCTAGAGCGAGGACTCCTTTACCTAAAACGTCGAAAGCGTCGGAGGCTTGATTCTTAAATTCTTCTAACTCTTTTTTAGCTTTCTCTACGCTTTCTTTATATTCTTTTGTATGTTTTTCGGCGCTATCCGTACCGTCCGCTAAATCTTTCATAGCTTTTTCAGTACTTGTCAACTCTGATTTCATACTACCGAGGACTCCCTCGGTCTGTATGATTTCACGTTGTAACGCTCGGACTTGCTCCTCGGCTACTTCGCCTTTTTCAAACTGAGCGATAACTTGCTTTTCTGCCTCTTTTAAAGTGTCAAGTTTTTTGCTCGTTTCCTCGATATTCTGAGTTAATACCGTTTGTTTTTGGGATAATAACTCGATGTTTGTAGGATCAAATTTTAAAGCCTTTTCTATTTCCCTTAATTCTACTTGTAGAGATCGGCTTTTTTTCTCGGAGTCCTCGATAGCTTTTCCGAGTTTGGTAGTATCGCCTCCGATCTCGATAGTAATACCCCTTATATTCTTACTAGCCACGTTTTACCTCCTCTCCGAATTGATCTCTTAACGACTTACGATCCGGCGCGGTCTGCTCTAATCGATACGCGTTATTTAAGTACTCCCTACCCTTTTCCGTCTGAGACATTTTATATATAAAAGCGTCTCGGCGATATGCTAGATAATCCAGGTAGTCCAGGCTTTCAACCTCTAACATATTGAGACCGGTATATCTCGATACCATATGTTCGTAAAAACTATTTATCTCGTAATCTATCCCCTCACTATCTGACATAGGATAGTAAGGGAGCGCTAGTTTTTTGCGTTAGTTATTGAGGACATAAACTCGGTATAAGCGTTAAAGAAAATCATAACGTCCTCTATGTCGAAAAACGGCTCCAAATAGTCCGCCGTAATTTTAATACCGCCCTTGTTAAAGCTCATAACCTTAGCACATACATTGTATAAGTCGTTAATCGCCTCGGTATCGGCTCCTCCGTCCTCGTTAATTCGTTCGTTAATAGCGATAAACTCGCGTAATATAGCCTTAGTAGGCGTACCTATCATTAAAACGGTGTTCTTTTCATCGTTAAGTTTGACCGTTAAATATTCCTTTTTTTGTTTTGTAAAATCTAATACTTTACCCATGCTTTTAACCTCCTAAAAAAATAAGCTAGGACGTTACCGCCCTAGCCTATTTACAATTAATTACGCCGTAATGGTACTATCTTCCTCGATATACTTAATAAGTGTACCCTCTGTATCCTGTGGTAAACACTTAAACTCCGCGTCGATAACTGTCTCGGCGTCCTTTGTAAACGCGAGAGAAAATCCGGCCTCGTTCTTACCGACGATAACAACCCAAATATCACCGTCAATCGGATCCTCATGGTGGAAACAAATAATATATTTTGCACCGGTAGCGTTAGCAATACCGCCGATTTTAACCGTACGCAACTTTTTACTTGAATCCTCGGTTACTCGACCGGTATCACATAACTTATTTAATGTATTTCCGTTAAAGGTTAATACTCCACTCTTAAGAGTAGCGGTCTCCTCGGTAATAATTGTCTTGATAACATAACCGAGATCGTCCTTAGCTTCGTAGAAAGTAGGCGCGTACTCGAGAGTAGCTCCGCCTTTAATGTATCCGAGTAAGTTATCCTCGGTACAAATAGTATCGACTTCCGGTACTGTATCCGCGTAAGGGATTAAGTAAAGTTTACCGGAGCCTAAAGTAATTCGCTTAGGTGTAGCCATTTTTTAATGTCCTCCTTTTTGATAATAAGTAAAGTCATAAACGACTTGATAGAGTTGCTCCTCCTGGATCCAATAACGAGGTTGTTTTGTGTATTCGATACCGCGTGAGTCGAGCTGAGTTTCGATAGCGTTTTCGGCCTCCGGATCCTTTTTATATTCATAGAGTTCTATACTTACATCGTGTTGACTTATTAAATTGATATTGTCGCCTCCTCGCCTCTCGATCGTGTCGTTATAGACCACGTAAGAGCTTGTCGGAGGCTTTAAAAAACGAGACTCCTTATAAGGGAGTCCCGTAGCGTTTAATATTTCATTAACCATTTTTTATTGCCTCCTCGACCTTTTTTACGTAGTCGGCGAGAATAGGCTCGCTCGCGTTATGGATAAAATGAGTTCCGTTAGTTCTACCACCGTCTCGGTTAGCGTGACCGTTCTCTAATAAATGAGAGAGACGATAATCGGAGCCTTTAACGTACCATTGGTACTCGGCGCCTCTATCGTTATCGCTAACTTTTCTCGAGGCTATATTATCTCGATAATGTTTATTTCTATGACCTACCGGAGCGGTCGCCTTTGTCCGTTTTACAAGATCGCTCATATGAGTTTTAGCCTCGTTTTTAACCGTCGCCGTTACTTCTTTCGAGTATAGAGTTAACTCTTTCTCGATTGCCTCGCTAATCGCTCCGATATGAACATTACCCATAAGATACCCCCAACAATTTAACGGTCTTATGCTCCTCGAGATAGTCGTCGTAGTCGGTAATGTTATACTTACGTCCTCGATATAGGAGTCGGTATAAGCCTCGGCTATCGTCGATATCTTCGATACCTTTGAAATATCTAACCTCAAATACTCGAGTCGACTTTGATTGATCCGCTCCGGCGTTGAGATATTCGGATCCGGAGGATTTATTTACTCTCGCGTGGAGAGAAAACGCGTCCTCCCATTCTTCCGTATTCTCGTTAATACGTTGGATTGTAATAGGCTTATCGAATACCATAACCTACACCTCCTCCGTATTAGATCTCATTTCTAGCCTTAATTGTAGGCTCATATCATCGACCAGGCGCCGAACGTTACCGGCCACCTTTTCGATCATGCCTCGATTGTCGTAGAGGTCGCTTATAAATATAAGCGCTAACTCCTTAACTCGAGGATCATTGGTCGGATAGTCCTTACCGATTGAGCCTTTAAGGTAGGCGTCGGCGGTTAATATGGATCGCTCGATATTTTTAGTAACCATTTCGTCGGCATAATCTATACCGAGATAGGCTAATACTTCCTCTACTGTCGGCATGATTTACACCTCCTACGCGTTTAAAATAGCCGATATAATCTCGGCCTTTGTGTTTTTGGACGTCAATCCCTCGATACCAAGCTCGGACGCGATAACCAATAGCTCGGCTTTAGTCATCGCGTTAAGCTCGTCCTCTGTATAACCCGGATTAGATCTCAGACTATACGCGGATACCTGGGATATTATTCCCCCACTACGCTAGTATCGATATAGCCGTTAACGAACGCGTCGAAATCCATAGCGGTATAATCGTCTCTTAAGATTGCTCTAAAGAGAGTCATATTCATAGCGTAAGCGTTAAAGCTACCGATAGTAGCAACGTCTGACGCTTTAATAGACATACTCTGTCTATCCCACTTTCTAATAGCCGACTTAAGATCTCCGACGATCATAGGCACTTTTGTACCGGTAGACGCGAGTACCTTATTAGGAAGTACCTTAATAGGGAGTACAACTGTACCACAACGGAGAGTTAACTTAGCCGAATTAGTCGGATCCGGATTAAGGAGCGGTCTACCGTTCTGATCCTTAAGAGTATCAAGATAGTTAAGACCGTCGTCGTTTGTGATAATCTTAGCCGATCCCTTGTAAGCCTGGCCTAATGTTACGTTAACGGCTTTCTTAATACCGTCAAGATCTGTAAGATTGGTCTGCTCTTTGGTAGCGATCATAGCCAAAATTTTAGCATTTGAGGTTGCTACGTTTGCCTTACCCAACCACTCGGCCACAATATTAACGATATTGGCGTCGGAATCTGCTACCAAGTCGTTAGATACCGGCATAAATCCGGCTCTATCCTGGATAGAGTAGGTTACGCGCTCAAACTGAGGAGCGGTAATCTCGTTAGTAATTGCTCCGTTTTCGTCCAAATCTACGAATACGTCGGCGTCTGTCTTTTTCTGATAAGTACGAGCGCCCTTATTTGTCGATACCGGCACTACGTCGATATCCTGGAGGAGTGAGTAATCCACGTCCGCCCACTTATTAACGGTAGTCTGAATATCCTCCGGTACGGCATAACCGCCGTCGGCGTCTACGCCCTCAACGAGTCCCTTACCCTGGATAATAGATCTAACCGCTTTAGCAAATTTACCGATAGAGTCTAACTCGGAGTTAGCCTTAGCCTTATCCTCGAGATCCTTTTCGCTAGGAGTGTTAATCTTCTTATCCATTTCGTAAAGTCTCTTTTCTGTCTCGTACTCTGACTTAAGAGCCTCTACCTGGTCTAACAACTCGTTAGCCTTGTTTACGTCCTTGTTTTCGCCCTCCATAAAAGACTTAGCCTCGGCGGTCTTTGCCTGGATCTGTGCCATTAATTCGCGCATTTTCTTATTCATTCTTAAAATCCTCCTCTTTCTGAGAAAAAATAAAGGACTCGAGCGCTCTAATCTTAAGATTAGCCTCTAAGTCCTTTTCGTTATTGGTTTCTTTTACTTCATTGTCCGGAGCGTTTTCCGGCTTTTCCGGAGCGCCTCCGTAATTTTTGGTTGTTCCGGCTCTAGGTTGAGCCGGTACGGCTACAAATGAGACCTCGTAAGCCTCTTTTACTCCGTCAAGAGTAAAGTAGCAAGTCGCTTTCGATCCGTCCGCCTTTTCGTATTCCTTGCCCCAATAATGAGAGCAATACGTTTTCATATTATCGACACCACATATCGAACATATCGCCTTTTTTGGTCTACATGAGGTAGAAACCTCTTTTTTAATTCCGGCTTTTATGTCCGCGATAAGATCCGCGTTGCTAGCGGTCTTAATCATATAGCATTTAGCGACCAATCGCGCGAACGGCTCCCCGGCTTTCGTGAGCTTACCGTCCTCGTAAACTAACTCGGTATCGTAAACTCTAGCGACCTGGTTATCTGAGCGTCTCGAATGATCTTTAATTACTGTCTTACCGACATATAACTTTTTCATATCCTTAAGGGATTGAAGATTAAACGGCTCGTAATTACGATCGTCGGTCTCATTGTCACACATCGACATTTTAAAGACGAAAACGTCCTCGGCTTTTAAAGGCTCGAGAGAAAACTTATTTATTTTCTTTAGCTCCTCGTCCGTTACTTCCTGGATTGATACGTCCGCCGATTTAGTAACCAAACCCTCGCGCTCTGACTTATCAAAGTCCTCGATGTAATTAGGCATTTTTATAACTCCTCCTTTCTTAGATTTTTATAGAGATCCGTAAAACGGATTACTCGCTTTCGTTTGTGGTCGCCGTTTCGTCTTTAACGTATTGACAACCGGTAAACTCGACCGGAATACTAGCACCGTTACCGAGTAACCTATCTCCGCCCTCTTTACTCTCGAGGTCGAGTAATGCTCTCGCCTCGTTAGGCGTATACAAAAAGCTATTTACGGCGGTAGATAAGCTCTTAATTTGAGTCTCTAAATCCGCTCGTAAAATTACGGCTACGTTGAATTTAAAATGTAATCCGTTATCTACTTCTTCCGGAGTAAGCAACTTATAAGTAAGTTCCTCCTCGTATTGTTTAATGATGTAAAGAAGTGTATCGACGTAAAAGCTCAACTGTTGAGCCTCGGCGCTCGCGTATGAGGATTTAGTATAGTCCCCGATCTGATACGGTTTAATACCGAACGCGCTCGCGATCTGTAAAGAGGTATACTGTTTTACCTCGATAAACTGATTATCGCCGAGTTTTACGTTAAGAGGCTCTAATTTTGATCCTATTGGAATAGGGATAACGTTCTCGATACCCTGGTCTTTTAGCTTACCTTTAGCGTAGTCCTCGATACCCTTAACGAACGACTTAGCGTTTTCATCGGATAAAGATCCGGTATACTGTAATACCGCCTTAGCGGTAAATCCGGACTCGTACATTTTGTTTATCATGCTCTGAGCCTTAATATTTCCGCCGATTGTCCGTTTTAACTGATCTTGTACGCTAATACCGGTAATACCGTCCAACGTATTAGACGCCTTAAAGTGTAGGATCTCCTCCGATCCAAACTTATAGAGCTTACCGCCCTTATTGTAGATATAATAAATGTCCGGTACATCGCTCAGTATGCAACCGTCGTCATACCATACCTCGACCTCGTTACTCGGTAATATCCATAATTGAGTTTTATTACCGGCGCCCTGGATCCAGGCGTAAGCGTTGCCGTAATGGTTACGGTTATACTCAATCGTCGACCAAAATACCGTACTCGTCATATATGGATTAGGTCTATCGTGTATGACCTTATATAGAGGGTGATCCCTCGCGGTCGATACACCGTTACGGTCGTTATACTGTAATAACTTAAGAGGTAGCTTACCGATCGCCTCGCTCAATACTTTTAAACAAGCGAAATACGTAGCCTCGGAGAGATTATCCTCGTCGGTATCTCGTAACCCTAAAAAGTCTAAGAGATTATTAAGCTCGACCGTAGATCGTTGTCCTACGTTCTTATTAGTTAATACCTCGACCGCCATTTTTAAACGGCTTGAGAATTTCAATTTTTACACCTCCTCTTTAGAATTTAAAAAAGGACGTATGGAGGAGTGTATCCTCATATCGCCCTTAATTACGTTAAATATTTCAGTATTTTTGTATATTCTGATCTCGTACTTAGCGGATTTATGTCCGATAGTATCCTCCGGATCCACCCTAAACGAGACCGTATTATCTGTTATAGTATATTCTTTTGATATCTCCTCGGCTCCGTCCAGGAGTAAGAGTACCGTAACGTCAAAACCGGATAGATTAAATATAGTACCGTCCGGATTTTGACAATCCACATTAATATAACGAGTCGTACCCTCGTCCATATCGATATAACCGCTCGTTTTATAATAATCACCCACAAAAAGACTCCCTCCATAATCTCGTATTTTAGTCGTCTTTTGTATTTTTGCGATTATATAGTCCGTATACTTACTAGGAGTAGCGGTATAAAGCTCGATTTTAAACCATGATTTATTAATCATTCCGACCACTCCCCTCCGGTAGATTGACCGTATACCGTGATAGTATACTCATTATCCCCATTAGTTAGCTCCTCGTCGTCAATATAAATTGTCGCCTCGGTATTAGCCGATAGGGTAGTCCCGGACTCAACTAATAAACCAACTCCTCGGGCCGGCGTAACTCCTGGGATAGTAGCTCTCGCCTCCCACGCCTGGAGATCCATATCAGAGGTAAAGGTTACGACCGATTGATCGTAACCCTCTACTCTCGATATTTTGGTTCTTGTCGGTGTATTAACGGTAATTATAGGAGACAAAATAGGATCCCCGGCGACAAAATCGTCCGTACCGGCATTATAGTAATACGTTCCCGATACTTTGTCGTAAAGACAAGCGACGTTATTCTCGTCTAATACCGGTATAAAATCTCTAACAAGAGTACCGTTATCCCATATTTTTATATAGTATAATTTCATGTTAGCGATTTTATATACCGATCCGTATTTGTTCATACCGAAAATGTAAAACGGTAACTCACAAGAATAACTTTCCGGAGTTTCTCCGCTTGTTTGCTCTCCGTTTATAGTTATATACGGTATCTCGGTTATAACTAAATCATAATCATTAGGAGCATTTGAGGTATATATAATCGAGCCTTTATATTGAAAATCATAAGCATTTTGTATAGTGAGAGAATATTCTATACTCAACCAACTGTCGTCCCTAGATCCATATATATAGCAATCTAAGTCGTCCGTCGATAATGTTATTTCTACCTTTGTCGAATTGTTCGCGTAATACCCGGAGTCGATATACTGTGTCCCGGTCGATTGGATATAGCTTAACCTCGTATAAGCCATAAAACCACCGCCTTAGTTAGACCAAGTTCCGGCCTCGTTCTTAACGAATACCTTAATAATTTTCTCTCCGTCTCCGGCGCTCGCCGTCTCTAGGTCTGATCCGTAAATAGTACAATTTATAGCGGTATTAGCCTCGTACTCTCCGGTACCGCTCATATTTGTAGAGCCTCCGGTCGTTTCAATCTGTACGCCGGCGGTATCGAGAGAGCTGATAGAACTAACGACCTTAACCTTATACTCTGTAAAGGCTTGATCGGATATGAAACTAAAGCTACATACGTTTTTAGGAGCCGTTTTACTGATTTTACTTACGTCCGGACCGGTAATAGTGACGGCCGGTACCGCCGTATTAAGAGTAATACTAGCACTAACCGCGCTCGACTCGTTGTAAACATCGTCTCGGATCTTGACGTAAACAGTTTTTAAGCCGTCTCCACTAGGTACAACAACGGTTTTACTTATAGCGTAAGTCTCCCAGGTTGCGGAGCTTTCATCGGCTACGCCGTCAATACCCCATATTTTCATTTGATAACCGCTCGTAGACGCGTCACTACATGATATAGCGAGTTCTACGCTTTGACTTGTGGTATATTCCGCCCCCGAGTCTATCGTTAAAGATAGCCCACTCGGAGCCGTCGTATCGAGTGTAAGATTAAAATAATTAGCCATTTTTCTAATCCTCCACTTTAATTTATATAATAAGACTTACGTCTAATTATCTTAATTAGTTACGGCGTACCGCCGTCTATATCGTCTCCGATACCGGTATTATCGGTTACGCTACTAGTTGATCCGTCCGATCCGGTTAATATTATTGTAGATCCGGACTTACTTAAGGTATAAGTAGTATTATTATCCGTAAATACGGCGTTACTAGGTACGGATTTTCCTAACGTGTAACTACATTTAACCGGCTTTCCGTTTGAAAAATAGACCGGTTGTGTAGTAGATCCGGCGGAGGTTGTCAATTTAGTAGCACTAGTAGCGTTACCGTCTAACGTTCCGATAAAAGTAGGAGCCGTTAAATCTCCGGTTAATTCTCCACCGGTTAAAGGTAAATAGTTATGAGTATGAGACGTATCGCTCTTACCGCTTAACTTATTATCTACCTCCGTCTCGGTATAGTATCTATCGTCGTGCGTATGAGACGTATCGGCTTTATCTGAAACTAATAAACTTAATAATTTTTCTATTCCTCCGGACGGAGTAATCTTATTATCGCTCTCGTCCGTTAATATCTCGCTTAATAGCGTTTCTAATTCATTAGTCATATTCGACTACTCCTCTTTTGTTTTCCAACCCATAGCCTCGAGATATTTATCTAGCTCGCTTTGTACGTCTACCGGATTATCCTTTTTCGCTTTCAACATTACCGCGTGAGCGTCGATACAAGCGTCTACCGGATCTATTCGCTTAAAGCGTTGTCCCGGCTTTTTATCGACCTTAATCTCGTCGAAAGAATTTCGGACGATTGAGGCGTTAATAAAGCTCCAGGTTAAAAGCTCATTGTTACGGTTATACTCGAGCTTTTCGCTCTTTGTTAATAACTGAATATCGACCGTAGCGTCATTAAGGCTCTTACACGATTGTACGATGATAACCACCGGGCAACCGAACGCCTCGAGGTCTGCTAGAATACCGTCGGCATTGTGAGGATCGATACCAATCCCTAAAAACTCTAAGTCGTACTCCTCTTTTAATTCTTTTAAATGGGAGACTATGAATTTATAATCATTCTTAAAATCCCCGGTTCCTCCGGTTACGGTAATGAGTTCCATAGCCTCCCAAAGATCATAAGGAGCGAGATCGGTTTCGATATGCTCCTCTAATCTTCCTCTCGGCATGAACGAATGAGAGTAGAAATAATATTTATCGTTATCCTCTGGAAACTCTAACGAGATAGTCGTTAAGTCTCCTCCGGACGATAAGTCTAAGCCTACCCAACATTTACGACCGATAAAGTCCTTAAGCGTCCGGTCTGATCCGCATTTCTGCCATTTTTCGGAGTTAATAAACTGATTATCCGTATTTTCAACCCACATATTAAGCGACTTAGTAAGGAAGTCTCGGAGATCCGCTCCTCCCATATCTTTAGCCGTTTGAGCGTCGGCTTTTAATACTTCGAATTTCTCCGGATCTAAGCATAAAAACGGATTAGCCTTAATCCAATTAGCCGGATCCCATATATCATCGGTAGGATCCAAACAATAAATATCGACAAAAAAATCCTCGGCGGTCGCGAGACCTCGGAGGATTTTAATAGCGTAGTCGTCCATTTCTTTACAAAACGAGTTTAGCTTGTCTCCCCTTGTAGTAATCATAGAGACTAACGTCTCCGGGAGCGCTCTCGTACCATTGTAAAGAGCCTTATAAATCTTATTGTCTTTATGTTGGTGTAACTCGTCAATAGAGCTAAATATCGACCTAAATCCGTCGTCGAGACCGGCCTCTTTTGATAGAGCCTCAATAGTACATAACGTATCGAGCGCCTCGATAACCGACTTATAGTCTTTTACATTGAAATACTCGCCGAGGTCGGGATCGATAGTAATAAATTTACTCATTTCCTCCCAAGCGAGACGAGCTTGTCGTTTTTTGGTAGCGACCGTAAAAAGTTTACCGTAGTTATAACCACCGAAACCGGCGATGTAAGTACCCATGATACCATTCTCGAACGTTTTACCGTTCTGACGAGCCATACACTTATAACGCCTACGGAAACGTCTTTTATTATTGGATACCTTAAACCACCCGAACGTACAACCTAGATCGAACGCCTGGGAGTCTATTAATTTAACCGGTTTAGGACTATCACCCTCGGCGATAGTAAGCGTCTCGGCGTAATTAATAACCTCGAGAGCCTTATCCGGATCGTAATAGTACGGAAAATCTTTAGTCCTTTGTCTTTTGAGGTCGTTTAAATGACGTTTACACGCGAGTATATGTAACTCGCCGGCGACTATCTTCCCGGATACGACCTTACTAGCGTATTGAGTAACTCTATCGTAAATAGGAGCGTAACCGTTACTCATTTACGACTTTACCCTTTTCAAACTTTTTAAATTTATTCTCCTTTTTCGGAGGATCTTTAGCCACCGGGACGACCAATTTACACCGGCTCGAGATTGATAATCCCAAGTCGTTAGCACTAGATCGGCATTGTTTAAAGAGTCGATCTTGATTTTTTAGGTACTTATCCAGGACGAACGGATCCGAAACGACGCTCGTCTTTGCTAATTGTTTAGAGACCTTAATATAAAGATCCTTAGCGATAATATAACGACCGAGAGCGTCTACGTCCGTTTCTCCTATGATTTTAAGTTTTTGGAGTTGCTCGGAGATCCGATTAAACTCCTCTTTTTGTTTCTTTGTAAGATATGGAGGAGCGATAATATTATCCGTAATCGGCTTTACCTCGCTATCGCGTCTCTCCTGGATCTCCGCTTTTGTGAGATTCTTTTTACCTTTAGCTACGACTAGCTCGATAGGTTGTCTTTGTCCGCTCATATTATCGCCTCCTTTCCTTACTTTTTAAAACGCCACGTCCTCGCCGGTTTCGGTTGTGACATAAGCGCCTTTATATCTGAGTGATACCATTGTATTTTTCATATTTTCGGCGTTAGCTTTGCTCTTATACGCTCCGACCTGGACGCGGTTGTATACTCCGTAACGCTTGATTATAGCGCTATGCCCTTTAGCAATAACCTCTTTAGCTTGTCTTATCGCATTGTTAAGATTAGTATACGAGCCGATCTGTACTCGGAAAAGCTCCTCCGGAACGATAACCATATCGTCGTACGGCTTAATAAGAGCGATATTCTCGTTATAAATTCGCGTGAGCTTTGCCGTATACTGACTATCGGTAGCGTATCCGGCTTGTTTGATAAGTGAAAAATTCTTTAATGGATCCGTACAACCGTGTAAATCGGTGTAAGCCTTTTTCGGACGGTTATACCATGAGTACAGACAATCTAACTCCTGGTCGATACTGTCGAATTTACAGAATAACGAGTCGATATTAGTTATCGTACCCGGCGTATATTCTTCCCAGGTCGCACAATTTACCGCGTTATAAGGCTTACATACAGAGTCGTCATACCACTTAATACCATGATAATTATTAAGATTGATAGCCTTATCCGTAGTACCCCAACCGCTCTCTAGTATCGCCTGGCATATAATCAAGCTAGGTAATATCTTCTCGGTTGCGTATCGCGCTACGGCTTTTTCGCCCCACATTTTAATAAAGTTGCTTTTAGTCGGTAAATCTGCCGTAAGATACGGAGTAGGATCCAACCAATTAAATTTATCCTTGCTCATAAAACTATTTTTATCCCAAAAAGTAGCTTTAGACGGTGTAATATAACTAGCCGTATAATAACGCACCTCAAAATGTAAGTGAGTACCGTAAGACGTGCCGGTATTACCTATTACGCCGATTATATCGCCTCTCTTTACTTTCTGTCCTTGCTTAACGGCTAACGATTTCATGTGACCGTAACCGGTTACGTATCCGTCTCCGTGATCTATCCAAACCGCGTTACCGTAACCGTCGCCGTTATCGGCATATATTACGGTACCGTCTGAATGAGCTATAATATTAGACGCCACCGGAAAAGGTACAATGTCTACGCCCTGGGCGTAGGCCTTGCTATTAGTCTGTACGTTATTTACATGGTTAGCGTAGCTATTAGTAATATTAAATTGTGGTATCGATGTTACTCTACTATTATCCGTAGTGATCGCCTCCTTTATCGTTGCCCGGCTATTAATATTCCTCTCCGGTAATGTCTTTATATTCTTCCTCGGTTATCCAACCTTTAGCGACCGCTTTTTTTACGTACTCTATATCGCCGGTCTTATCATAAATTCTTTTAATTGTTCTATACATACTTTCGCCTCCTACTCCAATACGGACATAACTAAAAGATCTACGGTTTCCTCTAAGGACGCAAGTCGAGCCTCCTCGTCGCTTTCTTTTCTCAGAGTGATATAAATTACGTCCGACTTAGTTACTACCTCGATAGGATCCTCGCCCTCCTCGGTCGGCTCCTGGATAGTAGTAGCGATTATTACGTCTTTTTTCTTTTCGATACTTGTTAAAACCGTATATCCGGAGTAGACTCTTAATACCTCGCTATCCTCGGCTAAAAGCTCGATACGAGATACGTTGTCTACGTTAGATACCATGCTCTCGATTTCTACGAGACTAGTATCCGGAGCTACGAGAGCGATCTTTAATACTTTGTCGCTAGAGCTTACACCGTTAACGGTGATATCAAAAAGCTCCTCATTTGAAAATTTTACTTTTTCCATACCTTTGTCCTTTCTTTTGTTATTTCTCTAAATTAAAATTTAATGTGATTAGTCTGTTGTTTTGGTATACAGAAATGTAGCACAAATTTTCATCGTTCTTTCCCTCTGTACTTGAAATTTCTTACTTGTCGTATTACCTATTACAACATAAGAAAAGCGTTGTTCACCACCCCATGTGCCATAAAAACAATCACTAACTACTCCATTTTTTTCGATATAACCTAAAGTGAAATTAGTATCTAAAAATACATTTTCATAATCTGAAATGTAATCAGTTAATGCCCATTCACCAAAACCACTTCCGCTAGTAAATAAAACGGTTTTTCTATATAATGGTTTACCATCAATCCATTTTCCTATAACTTGTTCTTCTGTACTAATAGTTCCTATATTATTTAAATTCTGATTTATTTCATCAAAACCGGCTTTTACCGCCGATACGCTAGGTACTTTGTCGGTCGCGTCCGTTTCCAGGTTTTGAACGATCGGCGCCGGCTCTGTTCCGTAAGGTAAATCGGTCCAGGCGGTAGATCCGTCTCCAAATTTTATTTTTACTAACCCGGTACCTACTCCGTCGTCCGGTACTTCGACACCGATTTCTCCCTCCGCTAATATTGGATTAGCGGTAGTCCATTGACTCGCCGTACCTCGACGAGGTCTTATCTTTGCGTAGCTCATTGTCTCGATCCTCCTTAGTATTCGCTATCCGGATAGCCTCCGTCCATAGTGACATGATCCGCTAATATCTGCTCTATAATCTCGTTACACTCGTCTATAAAGGCTTTCATATCCGCCTCGAGTCTCTCGAAATTCATTACGTCCACGTTTTCGATAAATTGGTAGTCGTCCGGCTTTGCTCTCCGGATTAAAGGAATATTAATAACCTCCACCGTCTTAGCGTTGTTATCGTTATATGTATGGATATAAGCGATAATCGGATACGGATCCTCTAGTAACTGATTAGGTATCGGTACCGTAATCACGCCGTCCACCAATTCAGATTGTACGACGATAGCGGTCTCGCTTTTCTTGTTACAAAAATGTACGGTCGGAGCCGGACTAATACTAATACCCTGGATCGCTAACACATGGTTAAGATCCCATTGGTAAACGCTATCGGTCGTATAGTTGCCGTAGCCGTTAAAATTTACCCTTAACATATATAACCTCCTTTGTATTTTCTCGTAGGGAGTTTTTTCTACGGAAACCTCCCCCCGTACCGTTGTCCCCCGAATGTTTCG